CGCGGCGCAGACTCGCTCCCACTTCTGAACCTGACCTTTTGCCCGGCGCAGCTCGCGGTTAGCCACATGCAGCGATGGTAGAATCAGGTCATCTGCTTTCGTTTCGGTGACCGATGGCTGTAACTTCACAATGTCTTCCACGATTTCTGTTTTCATTTCTTCCTGTGTCGTCGTTTCCTGGACTGGTAACACAACACCTGCTGGCAAAGGAAAGGCTTTACCATCGGTTTCCGCTACGGATGCAGCTTCCGGCTCTGCCGGTAAATCAGCGCCCGGTATGCAGTAACGAAATTTACCGTTCTGATTTACGCGTGCCAGGCGCCCCGTTGCTGTTACGACCGCCAACGTGGAAGCAACCTTGCGAATGCTAACACCGAACTTATCCGCCAGTTCCTCACACGTTTTAGCCCCATCCTGACAGATAAACTCAATCATCATGTCCGCGGTAACTTTTTGTTCGACCTCTCCGGTCAGCACATCCGGTACTTCAGACTGTGCTGGCTGTTCTTCGGTTACCCCGGATTCACCTTCACCAGCCAGAAACCAGGTGTGACCCGTTTTATCAACAACGCCATTTTTTTTGAGTTCCCACAGTTCGTTGAGAACTTCTTCACGGCTGATATCAAGCCGCGCCGCCAGTTCAACAGAATTGGCTTTACCCATCGCTTTCAGTGCATGCAATACGGTTTCCATTAAAACTTCCTCCGGATAAAAATTACTTCTCAGTTCCTGTGCTGGCTGACGTTCGGACGCCAGCTCTCCCAGTTAAACGTCACCCAGCGACCACCGTTCATGGACATGCGGTCCATCACCCGCTCGCCGAGAAGTGTATTCATCGCTGCATGGTTAAGATTTGTCAGCATCCCCACACTGAGTAACGATGCCGTTCTGCGGTCAACAATCTGATTCAGCGTGACCTGCTCATTACGCGTATCCCGTTGCATGCCAATTTCATCCAGTACCAGCAGGTCAACGCCACACAATCCCTGCAAAAATTTTTCGCCCGAGTTTTTGTTGTCGTAGCTGCCATGTAACGCCAGCATCACATCCGCCACTGTTATCACAATCACACTGCGACCTTTCGCCAGAAGGTGGTTGCCAATAGCCGCCGCCAGGTGGTTTTTTCCTGTGCCAGGCCTGCCACTGAAAACAAAATTCGTACAGCCGCCTTCCAGCTCTGCCGCAATGGATTTCGCCTGACTCAGGGCATGGCGCTGACCATCGTTCTGCACCCGGTAGTTACCGAACGTACACTTCCGGTGAAGCGGCTGGATACCGGAGCGGTTAATGATTTTTTCAACCCGCGTCTGATGATTCAGACGATTAACCTCCTCGCTTCGCTTACGCCCTTCAGCAAGCTGCCATTCCCGCCACTCCGTCACCGTACGGTACGGAGGGATTGCATCCTGCGGCACAAATCTGCTGACTCTTGCCAGAACACCACCTGACGTAATGTTTTTCATGATGCGCTACCCCCTGAAACCCGGCGGAATTTCGGTATCCGGTTCAGAAATATGATTCACGCAACGCTGCGCGGGACCACGCCACAGTCGAATAACCAGTTCATCCCATTTCTCACGGAGTTTTTCCGGGCTCTTGATGTTTTTTATCCAGAACGGATCCCGTTGTGCCCGGCTGAACATTTCGCAAATTTGTCTGTGACTTCTTCCATCCAGCATCCGCATTGTGCGCACGTCATTGGCCCACGCCGTCCAGTTGGGCTCTTTCGGTCGCGTGATCTCACCATCGTCACTGGCAGCCTGTTCGTACAGGTTTACAACCCGCCCCCAGATCCACTGCGCACATGTCAAATCCTCCCGGGTTCCCCACTGGCGTTTTTTCACGCTGAACACAACAGCATCAGGATGGCGGGTTAAAAACGCCTGTTCAGCCGTCAACTCGTCCGGTTGCGAAGCGTCCGGACAAGAGAGTTTTTTATTCTCTGTTGTATTCTCTGTTGTATTCTCTGTTGTATTCTCTGTTGTATTCTCTGTAGGATCATCGGGCCATTTTGACCTGATGACATTGGGCCGTTTTGAACCAATGGAACGTTTCATTTTGACCTCTTCCATCGTGTCATTTTGACCTGATGGAGTGGCGCATTTTGACCCGATGGATTCGTTCACTTTGCCATCATCTAAAAGCGCGCTATCGTAGTTAATTGTGTAAAAATTAGTCATATCACGCTTCGATTTATTGAGCTTTTCGCTACGCAAAAGCCCCAGCGCTTTCAGACTTGCAAACGCACGCTTTAACGTTGACTCTGACCAGAACGGAAACTGTTCCAGCCATTGTTCCGTTGTGTTGTAAATCCAGCGAACGCCATCACATTCCATGCCGGAACTGGTATCCCTCAACCAGTAATGCAGTTGCTGCAACACAATGGCTTCGTTTAAACCAATCTTCATCGCCAGCTGTGTGTTTATAACCAGCGGGCGTTCAGCAAAAAGAAGGCTCATAATTCCATCCGGCTTTTTGTTGGTACTGGTGACGATAGGCACGCTTGAAAGCGATTGCTTTTTCTATAAGCTCGTCTGTCTCACGTTCCACAACAGCTGGATCTGCAAAAAGCAGCCCGGACTCCACCACATCGCCATATTCTTTGTTTAACCCGGCAATCATGTACGTAATGCTTTTTCCGTCAGTAATTTCGCGGTACAACCTGAAATCACTAATCCGGATAGCCTCCATAATTGCCGGAATCAGCGCCGTGAATTTTTCACGCTTATCCCTGGTGTCGATAGCCTTCCAGCGTTCGAATATCTTCACCCGGTTAACGCCAAGCGCACGCTGATCAACCCCGCCATCATCAAGCGTGACACGCTGAACATCGATGTTCGGGCGTTCCTGTAGAGCCCAGAAGGCTTCAGTAATTAATATCGTCGCCTGCTCCTGCGTCATTCCTGGTCGGCTTATCCAGGCATCCAGGGCATCGCGTGCCTGCTCAAGGGTGATTTTCATTGTTCAACCGCCCCGCCCGCTTCGTCTTACGATATTCGTCATAAACTTTGGGGTCATACTGAAGCTCCCCGCCGGATGCCTCTTGCAGGCGCATCGCGCGACCTTCAGGGACCAGTTTCCCCCATTGAGAAACAGCAGATGGATCAACACCAGCAGCTTTCGCTACTTTGGCTTTCGTCCCATAAAAATTAATTACGTCTGATTTAAACATCACCCCTCCAGGCTTGAGTTTTCTCAATAGTAATCACTCAAGGAATCTCAAGTCAAGGGTTATTAAGATATCTAAATATGAACGAGAAAACTTTAGGTCAACGAATTAGAGAAAGACGCAAACAGGTTGGTTTAAGTCAAAACGATTTAAGCAAAGCTGCTGGTGTATCTGGCTCATCAATTTCACTATGGGAAAGCGACCATACAGCCCCGCGCGGGCAAAATTTGCATCGCCTGGCTGAGGTATTGCAATGTTCACCAACTTGGATACTGTTTGGTGACGAGGATAAAACACCAGATCCACCAGTTGCACTCAACAGCGCCTTAGACTTATCGGAAGATGAGTTGGAGATGTTGCGATTGTATCGCGCACTTCCAAAATCAGAGCAGCAAGCACAGATCAGCGAACTCCGTGCCCGCGTTGAGAATTTTAATCGCCTATTCACCGAGCTACTAGAAGCTCGCAAACGTAACAAACATCAATAACCCCCTTCACAAAATTTAAAGCCTTACATTTCAATGTATTGGCTTTGTTTTGCATTAAATGTTGAGTTTTCTCATCAAAAACACTTGACCAAGCGCCATGAGAAAACTAAATTACAATCCATCAAGACACCGCACGGTGTTCTCAGCAAACAGTTCCGCTACCCGGCGTTAAGGGCAAATGAGGTCAACATGGATACACTCAATCTTGGCAACAACGAATCTCTGGTATGCGGTGTGTTCCCTAACCAGGACGGCACGTTTACCGCGATGACGTATACCAGAAGCAAAACGTTTAAAACTGAAGCTGGCGCGCATCGCTGGTTAGCCAGAAACACTGACTGATGAGGTTGACGATGGAATTTAAAGATTTACCAGTACCATTCCAGGATATGGCAGCGAATATAGTTCGTTCTCAACTGGCGACTCTTGACCTGAGTACCGTAGAAAAAGAAACCATCGACAATATATCCCATAATGTGCGTAATGCCTTTATCAAGCTGTACGAAGAGAAGCTGAGTTCTGAAAACAAAGATTATTCACCTAAATTCACCCCACACCCAGGTGGAGTGAGTGAGATTTATCATGAAACAATGGTTAAAGCACTACGTATGCAAATAGCCGAACTTGAACATAAATTAAATTTAGTTAGTAAGTGCCAAAATCAGCACAAGGCAAAAGGGTTGCACTTTCATCATAAGGGCAAACAAAAATGTGAGCATTAACACCAACTGAATTAGCAACAGAAAAGGTTTGTTCAAGTATTTGATTCGAATTGAGCGTTGACTGAATAACGTATGCCCCTGGCAACAATTTATATTCAACGTCACCTTCATTAATCATCCTGGAGTATTTAAAATTTGGCATCAGAGTCTCGAACTTTTTCTCCTGTTCCATTGTTGCTTCAAATAACTGCACATGAACATAATATCGATTTGATTTAGAGTGCATTTTATCCTCCATAGAGGTTCTGGGTTAAAAATGGAGACCAACACGCTGTCACGTGTGGTCGTGCGCCGGACACGGATAAGAATCCGGCACTGACAGTTTACTGAAAGAACATATCCCTGAAAAGTCAGGACATAACACGAAAGCGCACGGCGAAGTTAGTCTCTCTGTACAGGTCGTCGTTAAATTTAATTCGATCGTGCGCTTCCGGTTGTGGCAATCCGCGAAATGGCGCGGCGGTAAGTATGGCTGGGGCTTCCTCCATTGCTCCAGAAAATGCACCGGGTTGTCAGGTTGACCATGCGCCTGAGTGACAACACCGCCACAACAACCTCTGTTATCACTTTTCTGGTGATTCGGCGGAAATGGATATCCGCCATTTTTAAAGTGTATTTTGTGATGCGGTGAATGCGGCTAAGCGCACGCGGAACAGTTAAAGCTAAAAACAGCGTTATGGGTGATTCTGTATTC